TTTTATGTGAGTTTGAACACTTCAGCTGCCGGCGGTGGGTCTAACTACCATGCACCAAGTGATACCGATATGCTTACGGCCAATGCCTATATAGAGAACATGGATGGTACGGTATTAACTATTGATATATACGGTGACTTTAAACTCTCTGTCGGTATGGTAATTACTTGTAATGTAATGAAGTCTGTTGATAATGCAGAGAATGAACGTGGTAAAGACAAATACCTATCAGGTAAATACCTTGTTACCTCAATTGATCATAGATTTGAAGATGAGTATATCATGCAGGTATTATTGAAGAAAGACTCCTATATAGAGTCACTTGATACAATAGAAAAGAAGGATACATAATGCCAGATTTATTTTCAAACATATGCAGTAAAAAAATTTTCCCGGGTAAAAATCTGGTGTGGAGACCGCGATGAAAAATTTAGATCAATTTATAGGTAGTCAGTTTACCTGGTTCATTGGATCAGTTGTTGATATTGACGATCCTCTCTTATCCAATAGAGTGAAGGTGATGCCTTATGGTTTCTACGATGAGACCATTGATAAGTCACATCTAAACTGGTCGACGGTCATGATGCCAAATACCTCCTCTTCCTTTAAAGGGTTCGGCTCTAACCATGAGCTGATGGTTGGGTCTTGGGTTGTTGGATTCTTCCGTGACGGTCCATCGGCGCAGGATGCCATTATACTGGGGTCGATCGCTTCCTCTACGGATGGTACGATTGACATTCCCACTGAGGCCCAACTCAACCCTCCTACCAATAAGGTACACAAAACCGAAGCCGGCCATCTCATAGAGGTCGACAATACACCGGGTGCCGAACGTGTCCATATCAAGCATAAGTCCGGGAGCTTCCTGAGAATGGAAGCCGATGGTACTATTAATATGTCGTCCTCTAACCAGACTGTGAATATCGTCGGTAACACTTCGATCACCGGTACATTGAATGTTTCGAGTACGACACACTCTGTGGGTGATGTATCAACTGATGCAGGTAATGCACCGACACTGGCAACACATAAACACGAAGAAGTTCCTGGAACTGGTGGTGCATCGTCTCCAAGTCCGGCAACAACCATGACTTCTGTACCATATGGCGGATCTACAACTGTCACATATGATGAAGATGGCAACAAAACAATCGGATAAGAGGTATAAATACTAGTATGTCTACACAAATATTATCAGATAAAACAGTTATAGGAGATACTAGAAGGGCTTCTAAATCATCGCGTCTCAAGCAATGGACTGACATTGATTTGAATCTGGCGCTGCATCCGATTCGTAAAGATATTATTCCTTTAAGAGATGACCAGGCAATAAGATATGCAGTACGCAATTTACTTATTACTAATTTTTATGAGAAGCCATTCAATCTGGGAGTAGGTGCTAATTTAAGAGCATTACTGTTTGAGCCGGCTGATGCAATCACAAAACAAACATTACGCAAGAATATAGTGAGGTGTATAAGGGCGGGAGAACAAAGAGTTGATATTGTCTTTGTCAATATAGTAGATGAGCCGGATAATAACTCATACAGAATACTTGTAAAATTTAGAATAAAAGAATTCGATACTACAGATGATGTGGAAATCGTATTAAGGCGTTTAAGGTAAAACACTATGGCAACTAATTTAAATGTAACCGAACTTGATTTCGATCAGATCAAAAAGAATCTAAAGAACTATTTAAAAACTCAGACAGAGTTTAGTAGTCATGATTTTGAAGGATCAGGTTTATCTTCACTCCTGGATGTGCTTGCATATAATACACATTACAATGCGATGGCTGCTCACTTTGCTTTGAATGAAGCATTCCTAGATTCCGCACAAATACGTGGTAATATTGTTACACGTGCAAAGCTATTAGGTTATATACCAAGGTCGGTCCTAGCTCCTAGAGCACAGGTCACAATTACGGTTGATGTTACTAATGAGCAAGGTAATAAACCTGCATCGCTTACTCTTCCTCGAGGTGCTAAACTAACTACACAAGTTGATGGAAGAAACTATAGATATATTGTACTCAATGAACAGTCAGCTGTACTTGGAGAAACTGTTGCAAACAAATATATATTTCCCAATGTAGTAATTGCAGAAGGAACAAGGAAGAAGCTTTTATATAGAGTAGACAATGATATTGAAAATCAGAAGTATCAGATATCAGATGATGATGCGGACACTTCTACATTAAGAGTTCTTATTCAGGCAAACGAATCATCTACGTCATATGATAACTATACAAAGTTTGAATCATTAATTAATGTTAATTCATCTAGCCGTGTATATTATCTACAAGAAAATTCAAACGAATATTTCGAAGTATATTTTGGAGATGGTGTGACCGGTAAGAAACCACTGAACAATAATATTGTCACACTTGACTATTTGTTTACAAACGGTCCTGATTCGAATGGTGCAAACTTATTTACTATGGTAGACAATATTGGTGGTTATAGTAGTATCGCCATTACCACTTTGACAAAGTCCGATGGTGGTACAGTCAAAGAAACAAACGAATCAATTCGATTTAATGCGCCTCTCACTTTTACTTCTCAAAATAGAGCAGTAACGTCTGATGACTATAGAGCAATTATTCAAAAAGAATTTACTAATATAAATTCTATCTCAACATGGGGTGGTGAAGATAATGATCCGCCTGATTATGGTTCAATTTATATTTCTATTAAACCTCTTGTGAATGAGACTTTAACTGCAACAGAAAAAACAGAGATTATGAATACCATATTAAAAGGTAAAAGCGTTGTATCTATTACCCCAATAATTGTAGATCCTAACTTTACATATCTCGATCTTGACGTAGCATTTAAATACAATCCTAACTTAACTGATAGATCTCCAGTTGAATTAACGGCCGTTGTAAGAGACACAGTTTCAGATTACAATTTCAACGAGCTTAATAAATTTGACGGTGTGTTTAGACATTCTCAATTACTAAAAGCAATTGACAATGCAGATCCTTCTATACAGAATAGTAACGTACGTCCATATATGTTCATGACGATTACTCCTAACAAGGCTGCATCAAACAAAGATAATAACTTTAATTTACAATTTACATCACCATTCTTTAGTTCAGGTTCTTCTACTAACTTTATTATTTCTTCAACGATGTGGAAATACGCTGGAGAAGAAGTATACTTTGGTGATATTCCAATTACAGGATCCACTAATAGACAGGTTATCGTTTATAAAGTTATAAATGGAGAAAATGTTACAGTGATTAATAACGCTGGAACTATTGACGTTCAGAAAGGAACGATCTCATTAAATAACTTTGTACCTGATAATGATTCTGTAGATACAATTAGAATTACAGTTGTACCTAACTCATTAGACCTTGCTCCAAAGAGAGATCAGCTTATTGCAATTGATCCTTTAAGAGTTCAGATTACTCCAAGCATTGATACAATATCAGTGGCAGGATCTTCTGGTACAATAGATTATTCAACGACCGCAAGGCTAAGATAAGATGGCTGGAACTCATAAAACAAATAATACACTCTTCTCTTCAGATATATCCTCACCTGGATATATTCAATCTGTTGCGTCTTCTAAAAGTAAGACCAAAGAAAATTTAAGAACAGAAGAACTAATTCCATCTGAGATATTAGAAAACTCGGGTGGATTACAATTATTATTAGAAGCTTATTATAAATTTATGAACTTAGAAGAGTTCATATATCAACAGACAGAAACATATACTGATGTTGTATTAGATGATAGAGCTGTTTTTAGAGTTAGTGATCCAAAAAATGAAAACGATCACTTTTTTACAGATGACGATGGAGCTAACTCCACATTAACTTTAACTGATAGCGATGGTAATATTATAACGTATGCGCTTACAGCATCTAATGTTAATATAACTAATGGCAATAATTTGCCTGGCTCTCTAGCCCAATCAACATCTGATATTGGTAAAACTTTTACTGTTAGGTTCGGGCATCCGACTAGTAGTGGTTATGTTAATTACAATACACAGACAGCAACTCTTACTACCCCAATAAAATATTGGGCTGGCCCTGGTGCTTCATATGCTCTTAATACAATTGAAGAGTCTATGGATATCGATAGCACAGCCGCAGCTTATTTGGAATTAATCCAAAAAGAAATTGCGGCTGTTGTTCCACGCTCTATCCAAGTTAATAAAAGAAACTTATATAAAGCAATTACTGATTACTATAAGATACGTGGTTCGGCCGATTCTATTGAAGTATTTTTTAGGTTATTATTTGATGACGAAGTTGAGGTTGAATATCCGTGGGATAGCACACTCATTCCTTCTTCCGGAAATTGGGAAGTAAATGCAGCTCTTCCTAAAGGAGGTATCTATTTAGATAAAAAGGGTTTCTTATCAGATACAATTAAAGTTCAAGACAGTTTAAGATATCAAAAGTTTTCTTATTTAATACGTACAGGTCAAAACTTGTCATCATGGGATTATTTCTATAATAGACTTGTACATCCAGCTGGATTTAAATATTTTGCTGAGATCTTAATCCAATTATTTTTAACTCGTGATGAGTTAGGAGATGATCAAAAACTTTTAAGAGAACTAAGATACGTCGGTGGGCCTAAGCACAATCAATTAACTGGAGAAAGTTTCTTTGGTTATGGAAGAAGAAACAGATTTACATATTCGTCTATGCCAGATTTGCAGCCGGGTGTTATTGGACTTGAGGATATTCCGTTAATTGTTGAAATGTTCGCTTCATTGTTTTTACCGGCTACTAGCGTTAATGTCCATAAATCTGGAAGATTGTCTTTAACTGTTCCACAATCTGGAAGTAATGCTGGTAAAGTTACTGCAGTTGAAATTGCTGAGGCTGGGTTCGGCTATGCATCTGCACCAACAGTTGTGGTTAACGGTGTTGCTACTACAGGTCAAACAATAACTCAAGCTACAGTAACTTGTACTATAGATTCAGCTGGAAAAATTAATAGCGCAACTGTTACTGCTACTGGCGCAAACTATTCATCAGCGTTTGCTAATGTAGCTGCAAATCCAAACTTATCTAAGATTGCGAATATTACAGTTACACCAGATACTACTAAGAAATATTCAACGCCGCCATTAATTTCCTTTGATGCTCCTACTTCAGTTGATAATCTTGGTGTACCTTTAAATACTAATGTTACTGCAACTGGCAAATATATTCTTCAAGCTACTTCAGTTCATCGAATTGAAATTGTCAATAGTGGATCTGGATATACATCGCCACCTGCGGTATCAATAACTGGAGGTGGTGGTTCTAATGCTACAGCAATATCCTATATTGAACACGGTAAAGTATCTCATATAGACGTTATTAATCCTGGATCCGGATTTACTGAGGTTCCTAATATAGCTATTGTTGGTAATGCAACTGCAAGAGTTCAGTTAGTTCCATCAGAAATTGCGTCAGCTTCAGTCACTAATCCAGGTTTTGGATATGTAATAATACCTCAAGTGTATATTGCTTCTAGGGCTAAAAATGAAGCTAGAGTTAAGTCAGATAAAATTACTAGAATATTGGAATTAAACCATACTGACATAGATCCAGTATTTAATAAAGTAACGAATCCAGTACAAACCAATAAATCTGTAAGAGGAAGACAATTATATAATGGTAAGCTTTTACAAAAAGGCGTATTAACTTCCGGACAAAATTGGACTATAAGCGAGACTACTCCGGCTAGTGATAAAGCTATGGGAGGTTATGATGTAACAGTAGTTCCTGCAGGATATAGGACTATTCAATCAAATGACTACTATAGTCAAAAAACTAACATATTAGAAAATAATATGCTTTACGATTTTAACGAAACTTTAGAGATATTAGGTAGTGTAGAATTACAAAGTACTTCTATAAGTGATATAAATAAATATAACGTGAATTCTTTTATTCACACAAATTAATAGGAAATAAAAATGACGGCAATAGTAACTTCTAAATTCAGAACGTTGAATGCAGAAAATTTCAAAGAAGACATAGCAAGCGCAAGCGTGTTTGTAGCGATCGGTAAATCTGACGCTTGGTCTAATTCAACTTCTGACACAACAGACACAACTCCATTCACCCCATACGATACAATTGATTCTTTAGTTGAAGCTAGAGAAAATATCTTTGCACTGAAGAAGCTAGCTGCTGGTGACGTATCACATGTTATTCCTAGACATACTTGGACAACTGGTACAAGTTATGTTGCATGGGATTCTAACGATCCGGATATCTTTGATAAGAGGTTTTACGTAATTACCTCTGAGTTTAAAGTATATAAATGCATATACACTCCTGGAACTGGTTCGACTCAAGAACCAACACAAACATTAACTGCTCCAACAGCAGAGTCTGATAGTTATATTTGGAAATACATGTACACGGTTGCCGTCGCTGATGCAGAAAAATTCCTTACAACTTCTTATATGCCTGTTAAAACTATTAATGTTGAATCATTTGCTGATGATGATGCTGCTGAGAGCGCTTTATCTGAAGGTGACTATGCACAGTATCTAAACCAAAAAGCTTCCAGGGATTCTGGTACAGCTGCAGGTATTGAAAGATTTGAAATAACAGCCGGTGGTACTGGATATAGTTCTAACCCAACTGTTATTATTACTGGTGCCGGAACTGGAGCTACTGCTACTGCAGTGAGAACTGGTACTGTCGTGACTGGTCTTACCGTCACTGCTAAGGGTACAGATTATTCAACAGCACACGTTGTAATCTCTGGCGGAGGTGGTTCTGATGCCACAGCTCGAGCGGTCATTTCTCCTGAAAATGGACATGGAACTGACCCTGTTAAAGAACTAGGTGGTTTCTTCTCTGCAGTTAATACGTTACTAGATGGTACTGGTGGTGGTGACTTAACAGTTGGTAATGACTTTAGACAAATTACACTTGTTAAAAATCCATTTAACTTTGGAACATCTACGGTTTCTACAGCAACAACGTTAAAAGCAACAGGAGCTTTAAGCTTCCAATCAACTACATCGGCTTTCCAAGTTGATGAACTAATTACACAAGGAACAGGCGCTAACCTCGCTCAAGCATTTATTGTTGAGATTGATGCAGGAACCGGTTATGTGTATTACAACCAAAATTCAAAAACAGGTTATGGAAACTTTGTTACTGGAACTGCTGTGGCTGGTGCAACTTCTGGAGCACAAGGCACTCCTAAGTCTTCTAGTTCACAATTCTTAATTAACCCAGAAGTTGATATCCATAGCGGAGATATTATCTTTCTAGAAAATAGAAATCCTATTGACAGAACAGCATCACAGATTGAAGACATAAAAATTATTATTGAATTCTAATATAAATATTAGTTAAAAGAGAGAACATATGACAACTACCAATATAAAAGCTTATAACGAAACGCCATACTTTGATGACTACTTTAGAGATTATAGTGGTGAAACAGTTGAAACTAAAAACTATCATAGGATTTTATTTCGTCCAGGGTATGCGGTACAGGCAAGAGAGCTTACTCAAATGCAAACTATGTTGCAGGCTCAGATTGATAGGCATGGTCAATATGCTTTTAAAGATGGATCACGAGTTGTAAATGGAGAGTTGTCGCTTAATGTTGAGTATGATTATATAAAGCTAGAGCCATCATTTACCCATAGCGGTACGGCTTATGCAAGCGCAACTTCAGGATTAGCCAATTTTAAAGGTAAAATAATCACAGGAACTGGAAATTCTGGTAATCAGGTTACTGCTTTAGTTCTAGATGTAGTTGCAGCGACTGGCTCTGATGCAGACACTCTTTATATCAAATACCAAAAATCTGGTGGATCAACTAACACTGTCAACAAATTTTCTGCAGGAGAAGTATTTAGTTCCAATGCCGATACTCCAAAATTTGGTATGGTTGGCGGGGGAACAAATACTGATGGTTCAAATGCAAATTCGACAATTTCAAATGCAGTAGGAACAGGATCTGCAGTATCTATTGCCGAAGGTGTGTATTTTATTGCTGGATGTTTTGTGTATGTTGGTGCTTCAACGCTTATTCTTGATAAGTATACAAACAATCCTTCCTACATTATTGGTTTACAAGTCGCTGAGAATATAGTGACTTCTTCGACCGATGGAACATTGGTTGATAATGCTCAAGGTGTTCCAAACACTTCTGCTCCTGGTGCAAATAGATATCAAATATCAACCACCTTAATTAAAGAACCTATTGATATTGCAAATAGAAGTGTCGATGATTATATCACTTTAGTTACAATAAGCAATGGTGAAATCACTGTAGATAAAACAGATAAGACTGCAGACACTGGCCTTACTTTAAGACTTGCTCAAAGAACTCACGACGAATCTGGTGATTACGTAGTTAAGCCGTTTGAGTTAGAAATCCTAGAACATTTAAATGCTAATAATAACTTTGGTAAGTATGCACAATCAGATGGCGGTAGCGCAGATAAAATCGCACTAGGTATTGAGCCATCAACAGCATATGTTCAAGGTTATAGAAATCATAAAGTTGGAACAACGTATGTTGAAGTAGATAAGCCTCGAGGTGCTGATGCTACAGGTTTTATAAACGAATCTAATACACAAATCAATATCGGTAACTATGTTAAGCTATCAAAGACAGGATTAAGAGGAGTTCCAGATTTACAAAACTTTACTCCAATTACTTTGAAAGCCGTAGGTGCTTCAGTTGGTACCGCAAGAGTTCGTAGTATGGAATCATTTTCCGATCATGTCAGATTATACCTTTTTGACATCGTTATGACTTCCGGAAACTTTAGCGCGGTTGATAACGTAGCTCAGTCCACGTATGGTTTTGTTGGTAACTTTGTTCCAGAAAACGATGGTACTAGATTTGCTGTCGGTAATAACACGAGCGTTTTCGAACTTCCACAATCTGCTATTAAAACATTAGCCGATCCAAGTAGAGATACTACGTATAAAATAAAAAGAATTTTTACAGCAACTACTAGTTCATCTGGAACGTTGGCTATAACAACTGCTGTCGGACTATTTACAGACGATACAGATATTATTATAGCACCGGCTGGACAAGATATAAAAACAAATCTAAGTGCACATAAAGCTGATGGAACAGGAAATGGTACTACAGGGGTAGAGTTTACTAATGGAATTGGTGTTGGTAATAATATTGCATGTAATGTGATTGCTACTATTAAAAAGACTATTGCGCCAAAGTCTAAAACAAATACAACTTTAGCTAAAACTATAAATGTCACAAATGGAAATGCAGCTTCGTATGATTTAGATAAAGCAGATATTATAGAAATTGTTTCTATAATTGATAGCGCTGGTGTAGATCATAAAGATAGTTTTACATTAGATAACGGCCAGCGTGATAATTTTTATGATGAAGGAAAAATAATTAAGAATGCGGGTACTGCGACTCTACCTACTGGAAATATGATAGTAACATTTAAGTATTATATTCACGGAGCGGGAGATTATTTCTGCGTCGATTCATATCCTACTTCAGATTATGCACAAATTCCTACATTTTCAGCAACTAGTGGTAACCTACAGTTAAGAGACTGTATTGATTTTAGACCTAGAAAGTCTGATGTTGCAAATGACTTTACAAGTACTGGTGCAAGTTTGTGTGGAGCTCCTAAGCCGGGTCATGCATTAACTGCAGACATTAATTACTATTTGCCTAGAGTTGATAAGCTAATAATGAAAAGAGATGGTGAGTTTGAAATTATTAAAGGTGTTCCTTCAGAATATCCACAACCACCTGCTGATAGAGAAGACGGTTTAACACTGTATCAGTTAAAACTTAAACCATATGTATTTACATTGGCTGACGTTATCCCAGAAATACAGGATAACAGAAGATATACAATGAAAGATATTGGCAAGCTTGATAAAAGAATTAAAAATTTAGAATACTATACTTCACTATCTTTACTAGAGCAATCAGCAGCTGATGTTCATATGGTAGACGGTGCAGGTCTTACAAGATTTAAAAATGGAATACTAGTAGATTCATTTAAAGATCAGCAAGTTGCTGATATGGCCCATGAAGAATGTAGTGAATCAATCGATAAAGAGAACGGTTTATTAAGACCGGAATGTCCGGCTAAAAATGTCAACTTGATAACTAAAGCCTCAGGCGTAACTAATACTGCTACAAAGACAGCATCTTTGTGGACAATGCCATATACGCAAGTCTCTCACACAGTACAGCCTTATGCTTCTGTTGCGATTAATGTAAATCCATATAACGTATTTAGTTGGGGAGGTAGAGTTCAGTTATCTCCAGAGTCTGATGAGTGGAAAGAAACTGATGTAAGACCTGATGTTGTAATAGACGACGATGGGCAATACGATCAGTTTGTAACTAGAGCAAGAGAAGATGGAATTTTAGGTACTGTATGGAACGAATGGGAAACTAACTGGTCTGGAAGACAGGTAGAAACTGAGATTACTAATAGAGGAGCTGGAAGAAATAGTGTATTTGGTGATAGGTTCGGAAGATGGTGGAGAGGTATAGAACCAAGAAGAGCTAGACAAACAACCCTGACTACTACTACAGTAACTTCAAACCAGTCAAGAACCGGCTTAAGAACTGATGTCGCTTTTGACACTGTAACGCGTGAAACCGGAAACAGAGTTGTAGAAGTTAACTTTGTACCTTTCATGAGATCAAGGAAAATTTATTTTAAAGCAAGTAGAATGAAACCTAATACTAAAGTGTATGCATTCTTTAATGACGTTAATGTTACAGCATACTGTAAAGAAGCTAATTACGTAGAATGGTCGGATCAAACTGCTGTTGTTGAATACCCTGGAGCTACATCTCACCCAGGAGGTGGTGGTACATTATCTACAAATAATAAAGGCCAGATTACCGGTGAATTTATTATTCCTAGGAATGATTCAGTTAAATTTAAAACTGGAACTAAAGAGTTTAGGCTTTCAGATTCTACCACAAATGATTCACAAACAGAAACTACATCTGCAGAAACTATGTTTCATGCACAAGGTTTAATTGAATCTACTGAAAGAACTATTATTAGTACTAAAGTTCCAAGGCTAGAAACAACTCGATTAAACGATGCTCGAGTTATTAGTGAAACGTTTAGAAGAGAAGCTACTACTTGGTCAGATCCATTAGCACAAACCATTTTGATTGAAAAGTCTGGTGGCATATTTGCAACCGGCATTGATTTATACTTCCAATCTAAATATCAGATTAAAACCGAAGGTGGTTCTGATGATGTAGAAATTCCAGTCGCAGTGAGTATTGTTACTACTGAAAACGGAATTCCTACTCAAAACGTTGTTCCTGGAACTGAGGTTGAATTATATCCAGGAAGTGTTAACGTTTCGGCAACTGCTGCTAGTGCAACAACCTTTACATTTGAAAATCCAGTATATCTAATGCAAGACCAAGAATACGCGATTGTTATCCAATCGGATTGCGATGAGTATGTGGCATGGGTCGCTGAAATGGGTGGGTTTGATGTTACTAATACTGCTCATAGAATTAATAAACAGCCACACGGTGGTTCGTTCTTTACTTCTCAGAACGCTTCAACTTGGACTCCAGATCAAAGTAAGGATCTTAAGTTTACTCTTAAGAGAGCCGAGTTCGGTACTGAAGATAAAGAAGTAACTTTTGTAAATGATATTATACCAGTAAAAACTTTGTTTCCAGATAGTATTTCAACTGTTAATAACTCTGGAGTTATGACCGTTAGACATAGAAATCACGGGATGCATGGAACAAGCTCGAGTGTTATTATAGCTGGAGCTGCTGCATTTAATGGTATTGCTGCAAATAATATTAATGGAACACACACTATAGCAAATATTAAACATGATAGTTATACTATTACAGCAAAAAATAGTGATACCGCAACCTCAACCGGAGCAGGTGGTGGTTCATCAATAACCGCTACTGAAAATAGGCACTATGATTTATGCCATTTGGTTGCTGGAATAACAACTGTTCCTAATACTGATATTAGATTTCATCTTACTTCGACTTCTCAAAAGTCTATTGACGGATCGGAAACTCCATATGCACCAAATGACATAATTGAAATATTGCCTAACATGAATCAATTTTTTGATACCCCAAAAGTAATATCATCTTCTGCGAACGAAAGCGGAGGCGCTAAAACGTTTACATTAAAAGCTGTTTTATCTTCGACTAAGAGTCACTTGTCTCCAACGATAGATGCTAACAGATTATCAGTAACTACTGTTCAAAACAGAATCGGTGATAATAATACTACTGCAGAAACTAATGCATACGGTGGTTCTGAGTTGTGTAAGTATATTACAAAGAAAATTGATTTGCAAGAAGAAGCCGACGTAATAGATGTTTATCTTTCAGCAAACAGGCCTTCTGGTTCAAGCATTGATTTTTATTATAAGACATTACCATCTGGATCGGATGTTGACTTCAATTCACTGAACTGGATTGCAGCGACTCCAGTTGATGTATTGCCAACTAATGACGATAATAGCGTATATGCAGAAAGTAAATATGCAATTAATCCTACTGGTAGTTTTGGATCAATGGCCTTTAAAATAATTTTAAAATCTAAAAACTCTGCAACGCCTCCTACTGTAAAAGACTTTAGGGCTATCGCGGCTACTTAATGGAGAATATGAATGCCTGCTAAGAAACAAAAAGTTGAGAATAATCCGAGTTTAGTCAGAGATACTGCCAACACTGCGATTATAAATACTAACAACGATGCGTATAACGCACGAAGAATACAAATTAAAGCGACAGAAAATAAACGAATACTTGATGAGCAGCAGACTGAGGATATAAATAACCTTAAGAGCGATGTTGCTGAAATCAAGAAAATGTTACAGAAACTAACTGGTGGAAAATAATGGCTAACAAAGAAACTAGAATTTATAAAACAGATACCTTAGAATCTCTTAGACAAAAGTCTAATGAGATTTCTCTGCATCTAGGTGATAATGAGCAACTCAATGCTCTCATGGCCGATAAAACTTATTTGTACTCGGCTGGTGCTGGTCATACATTATTTGCTGGTCCTGATACTTCTTCTCCGGCTAAGACCGCAAGATTTGAAGTAAGTCCGGCGCATACAGTAGATAATACTGGCGGATACATTATTTTAGAAGGCGTTTCATCAATTGCATCTTCTTATATTGCCGGTGCTATTATTTATCAAGGAACAACTGGATCGCCTTCTTGGTCTGGAACTATTATATCAGCTTCTATTGGTAAAATTTTAGTAAGAGATTCTTCAGGAACATTTAGCACATCAGCAGATCTAAAAGTAGGTGCTAGTTCTCCAGATACTATCGCTCACGCCAAAGTTATTCGAATCGTCACTGAATCTTATCCTGTAGGTATTGTAAGAGTATATAAGAATAATAGTGAACTAACTCAAGATATGACTGCTAACGGATTCCACGTAGCAAATATTAGAGCAACTATTACTCAATCCGGTTCGCCAACTCTTACTAATTATACTGAAGGTGTTACAATTTATCAAGGCGATTCTCAAGCCACACAGGCACTTGTTGAAGCCAATGCAACTTGGTATGGTACTCTACATTCTGTTTCTGGTGGAGTAATCAGAGTAAAAACATATAACGGATCATTTAATGCCGGTACATTAATAAGAGCATTAGGATCTACTAATACAATTACCGGTGCTAATCACGGAGCTTTAGTTCCAGTTGATTCTACATACGGTTCTTATATCGAACTAAATACTCCGGCTGCTTCGGGAAATACAATTAAAGTTTTCTCATTAGATGTTGTAGCTGCAATTAACGAATTACAAGATGACATTGGTACGGTTGAGAGTTTAACAACTGCTGCTAATGACTTAGTTCTAGCAATTAATGAACACGATGCTGAACTTGGGACAATTACTGCTGGAGCAATGGGTACCTCAGCTTCTACAGTAAGTACTGCTATCAGAGAACATGAAGATCAAATTGGTAATGTTGATATTACCGACATTGATGCTAGCAATGATACCATTACTGGCGCACTCGATCAATTGCACGACGAAGTGGGTGACGTAACACAAAGTAACTTAGGAACAGCAGCTTCAAACCTAACATCAGCGGTAAGAGAACATGAAGACCAAATTGGTAATGAAAATATCACTTCTATTGATTCTGGTTCAAATACAATTACCGGTGCACTTAATCAATTACATACAGAAGTTGGTTCATTAAGTTTAAATACATCTGCTACAGATTTAACGGCAGCAATTAACGAACACGAATCTGATATTGGTAATATGACACTTACAGGTTTAAGTGCTAGTGATTTATCTGCTGCTGTAAGAGAACTAAGAAGCGAACTTGGTAATCATTTAGAAATTGATGATGCCACTGGATATTCTGCTACAACCGCAGTCGGTGGTATTAAAGAAATTCAAGGTGATATCGGTGATGTAGATGATTTAGATACAAACACATCAGCTGATGTCGTTGCAGCAATTAATGAATTAGAAAATGTTCTAAGAGATGATACAACCGCAAGAACTGGTTATGTTATGGGCACAGATGCTAATAACGTTGTTGCAGCTATTAACGAAATTGAAACATTCTTAAGAGGTGCTAACTCTAATTATACAATAACAACAGCAGCCGCTAACGTTAGAGATGCATTAAGAGAACACGAATCACAAATCGGTAATATGGTATTTGGAACAGGCGGTCCTGTTGATGCTGCTAATTCAACTGATCTTTCAGGAGCGGTAAGAGTTCTTGATGCTGAAATCGGTGATACAAGTTATACCGGCGCAGATTTAACAACAGCTATCCATGATATCCAAGATGATATTAATGTAAACGGATCTTTAACATCTCTTCACACAACTAATACAAGTATTGTTGATGCTATTAATGAGATCGAAGCAGACCTATTTAATTCTGGTAATGCTGGATCCGGCGGATCTAGAAGAGAAATGTCTGATCTTAAAACAGCCGATAAAACTTCTATCCTAGATGCCATCAATGAAATCTATGATGATATTCATACATCAGGTTCTGTCACATTAAGTACAGATGCTAATTTCTTAGTTGGGGCAATTAACGAAATCGAAGGTGTCTTCGATGCATCGGCATATGAAATTAGTGCAGGTTCAAATGCATTTAATATCATATCAGGACAATTAGTACTAAACTCATCTGCAGATATTATTTTAGATGCTGATGGTGGAGATATAAAATTATATAATGATGGTTCTTCAAATCAATTTGGTGCTTTAACTGATTCATCAGGCAATTTAGTAATTAAATCTGGTTCTACTACAATGCTTACAGGTAGTGGTGCCAACGCTACATTTGCCGGTACAGTTACAGCAGTAGGAACTTCATCATTTGTAAACCTAGATATATCTGGTAATGTTGATGTTGATGGCTCTCTTGAAACTGATGGATTATCAATTAATGGAACAACAGTTACTGCTACTGCTACAGAATTAAATGTAATGGACGGTGGAACATCAGCAACTTCAACAACAATTGCTGATGCTGATAGAGTTGTTGTTAATGATAACGGAACAATGAAACAAGTTGCTGTTACAGATCTATCTGCATATTTTGATGATGAAATTACTAGTATGCCAAACTTATCAAGTGCATCTGTGCTAGCAACAGTTGGTACATTAAATGCTGGTCAAATTACATCAGGATTTGGTTCAATCGATATTGGTACATCAGGATTACAAGCTGGTGGTATTCACGGAACATCATTCAATATTGGTAATGCTCAGATAAACGAAGCAGAATTAGAAACTATTGATGGTGTAGTTGCTGGTATAGTAAGTGCTTCAAAGGCAGTTGTTGTAAATGTAAATAAAGACATTACAGGATTTAGAAATATTACATTATCTGGAGAACTAGATGCTGGTTCTTTGGATATTTCAGGTAATGTAGATACTGACGGAACATTAGATGTTGCCCTTGGTTCAACATTGCGAGGCGCGGTAACTATCAACGGTGTTACTACAATAACAAATGCTACAGAATCAAGTGTAAGTAGTGCTACAGACGGAGCATTAATCGTAACTGGTGGTGCTTCAATTGGTAAGAATTTATATGTTGGTGGTAACTTACAAGTTGAAGGTACACAAACAATTTTAAACACTGAAACATTAACTGTTGAAGATACATTAGTTCTTGCAGGTAATAACCTTTCATCAGAACCATCAACGGGTGGTTTTGGTTTAGAAGTTGGTCCAATTACAAGTCCAAGCGGTGTAGCTTCAAACGTAACTGGCGCCCACTCAATTGTATATAACTATGCAAATGATAGATGGGAAGCAGATGGTTCTTTGATTCTATCTTCTGCAACACTCGCAACTCCTCAAGTTGAAGGGGCCGACTTTGGTCCGAGTGATAACTTAACGTTTACTGCAGGAGCCGGATTAAGTGAAAGCGTATCTGGTTTCGCTGTAACATATACAAATACAGATAAAGGTTCATCACAAGATATCTTTAAGAATATTGCCTTACCAGGTTCAGTAACTATTGCCGCAGTGGGTAATAGTGATACAGTTACATTTAGTGATGATAATGTAGTTAATATAACAGGTAACGCTAATAATCAAACAATTGCGCTTTCACACGCTGATGTGTTTACAGGTACGGCCGGATCATTTGGTCAAACAAGCACTCAAGATGGTAAGTACATTAAATCGCTTACGCTTACTGCTGAAGGTCATATTAGTGCTATTACAACTGCAGACTTTGATACTAGATATCAAGCGACTAATCCATCCTTTGAAATTAAAGTAAATAATACAAAGGTTGACGATGTATTCCCTGGAGATAAAATTGATCTTCTAGAAGGTCCTGGAATTGACATTGCTGGAGCATTAGATGGAACTGAAAGTAACATCACTATTTCACACCAAGACACTTCAAGTGTTGGTAACTTAAGTCAAAATAATTCTGGTAATACATTTATCCAAGATCTTGCCTTGACATTTGATACTTTTGGTCACGTAACTGGAGCAACTGCTTCTACTGGAACTGTTACTACAGTATCTAATGCTGATAATGTCAATGTTGATGAAAAGAATGATAATGTAAATTATCAGGTATTGTTCAGCGAAAATAACGGAACTGGATATCAAAGACCTTACATTGATTCTGATAACGGACACTTACTTTATAATCCACTCAATCACACTCTAACCGCTGGAACATTTAATGGTAACCTTGCATGGGCTAATGTAACAGGTAAGCCAACATTGGATAATTATTCCTCATGGCAACTATATGTAAATGGTAGTTCACAAGATGCTATTACTTCAGGTGAAAGAGTCGGGTTTGATGAGGGCCCTGGTATTGATTTATCTTGGGACGGTAATGATTTAACAATAGCTCACCAAGATACTTCAAGTGTTGCTAACTTAAGCTCTGATAATTCAGGTGGTGTAGTACTACAAGATATTTCATTATCATTTGACACCTTCGGTCATACAACTGCCAGATCTATTGGTACTGTTGATTTAGATAACCGATACGAAAGACTTGTTAATATTCCAACATATGACGGTGATGATATTGACCTAGACACATCCGGTGCACAAGTTATAGATAACTTAGAAGTTTTTACTAATACACTTGGTCACGTTACGCATGCGCATGTTGATACACGTAACCTTACACTTGCAGATTTAAGTTGGTCTGCATGGTCAATTAGTGATGGATCAACTTCAGAAACTATTGGTGGTACAGGACAAGAAGTTAAGTTTGTTGATGACGGTTTCTTAACACAGACATATAATACTACAAGTAATCAGATGACTGTTGGTCACCCGACTTCTCCATTAAACGGAAATTACGGTAACACTGGTACAGAAAATGGCACTTATGTAAAATCACTTACAGTCGATACTAGAGGTCATTTAACTGGTGTTACAACCGATAACTTCGATAACAGATATGATAAATATGAACACTGGTTCTTAACTGCTGATTCTGGTGGTCAGGCTGAAATTGTTACAGACACACTTGTAGATATTGCCGGTGGTAATAAAATTAATACAGTAAGAAGTGGAAATACAATTACTGTTAATCTTGATACTAACCATGGATTCCTTACTTCACAAAGAACAGCAACTTTAGATGTTTATTCGCCGGCATCGAATGATACTAACCCATATGTTAGATTAAATGATGGTACATCAGATCATGTTCAAACTATTGGTACCGGAACTGTTACAGTTACCGGCAATGAAACCAATGATACAATTACTATTCATGGTACAGACACAAATACAGACATTAATGTTAACGATGCCAACTTAAGAGCAAGACTTGCTGGATTACATAAAGATAACGGTGGTGTTGTATATATTGGAGATAGTGGTAACGATCTAGATCTTAGAATCAGAGGTAATCTAAGAGTTGAAGGTACTCAGACGATTATGAATACTGAGACTGTTACTACTCATGATAATAAGATTGAGCTTAACTCAAATGCTGCTTCTACTCCGACTGAAGATGCTGGTTTAATTATTAATAGAGGATCATCTACAAACGCACAAATTTACTGGAGTGAAGCAAACGACAGATGGTATCACACTTATGGTGATGGCGCTACTGCGCATCCTATTCTAATCCCATCAGAAGTTATGAGTGGGTTTACTATTCAGGACGGTGATGGCACCCCAATAACTATTGCTTCTGGTAAGCATATAAAATTCCAAGAAGGTACTACTTCTGCAGTTAGAAGTGGTGATGATTATATTCAAATTAATTGGAATGACACATCAACCGGTTCATCTAGTGTCCCTTATGACTTAGATATTGCTCACAAACTTACTACTCGTAGTGATCCAACTACTGGTACAGCTACGCTCAGTGCTTCTGGAAATTTTTCTGCTGTGACTGGCGTAACTACAAATGCTACAGGTCACCTTACTGCTGTTAATACTACTCAGTTTACTTTACCTGCAGGTGCTGTTCCAAATAATGGTTTACTAGATATTAATCCTGGCGCTTTAATCGACTTGACAATTACTGGTGGAGACTTTACTGCAGATAAATCTACTGAGACAGATATTACAATCAATGTCGATCTAACAGAGCTTACCGATATGGGTGATTCAGCTGCTATTGTTGGAACACTAGACTATATGCTAGTACTTGATGGTAATACAGCACAGCGCAAGAAGAAAATTAGCACAGTCACACTAAGTGACTTTAATAATGATCAAGGTTGGACATCAAACGTTGGTGATATTACTGCAGTTAATATTACAGCAGGTGATGGTCTAACTGGATCAAAAAATACTGCAGCGGGTGATCATACTCAAATTATTCACGTTGGTGCTGGAGCTCTTATTGATGTCCAAGCCGATCAAGTAGACGTTGATCTTACCGAGCTTACTGATATGGGCGATTCCACTGCAGTCGTTGGAACATCAGATTATATGGTATTGCTT